GCAAATCCTTTTAAGATTCCTCCTATAACATTTTTTTCGTGTGGTTTAAGATTAGAATTCCAATCTGATACGTCTTGCGACATTGGAACTTCTGTGTGTAACCAGTGAGCCTGGTGCGCTTTGAGCCAATACTCATGTGCTTGTGGATATTCAAAGGGCTTGTAAACTATGCGTTCGTTTTTTAGACTCATGTTTGGTTTTTTTAATATTGTTTTTTAAATTAAGACTGTAAGAATAAATAGCATTTTAGAATGGAACTTGATTCTCCAATTCAAAGAATTTATTCGCGATTTCTTTAAAATTTCCTCTAGGTTTATCACCTGATTCAGTTGGTAACATGTTTCCTAAAATCTCGATGTGACCATTATTTGTATCAACTTTTGCATCCCAAGTCATACCATCACTACCGTATCTATTTTTCATTACGTGAATACGTCCTGTTCCTAAAACTTTATCTTCTTTCATTCTTGATAAAGATAAACAAACATCCGCAACCATCATCTTGTCATAAGACCCTGCTGCTTTATCTCCTTCAATAACTGAATCCTTTGCTCCCATTCTATTAACTTGAGAGGGTGTTAGAATAGGAATTTGAAGTTCCTTAGCCAATCCTTTTGTTGCAATGAATACATCATCGATTTCATCTTTTCTTTCTGTGAAACGAGATTTTGATGGTGCTTTCAAATAGTCAACATAATCAATAATAATCATATCTGGTTTGTGGTCCATGTCGATGCATTTCTGGATGTGTGCCTTGATTGTATTTATTGAAGCTCCTTTTGGTGGATATTCTTTTACGATTAGTTTTCCTTTAAGTTTACTAACAATCTGCTCTACTTCTGCTCTGTGTTTGTTCACTTCTTCAATTCCGTATCCTGTCAAGTAACAGTCAAAACGTTTTCCTACATAATCCTCTCCAAGTTCTAAAGTGTAGAAGTTTACATTATATCCCATTAATACTGCATGTGCTGCTGCTGCAACCATTGTCCATGATTTTCCTCCTCCAGGATTTCCAAACATAATAACTAAATCACCAGGTCCAAATCCTCCTCCAATAGTATCGTTAAGAATTGGCCAAGGTGTTGGAATAGTAGGTCTGTAGTTTTCTCTATACCGACTCTCTACGTCTTTGTTATATTCATGACCCATGTTCTTATCCATACCAGCTCTCATTGCTTTTTCAATCACTGATCTAATTCCATCAAAGTCCCCTTGATTTAATAGATCTGCTGAATTTAGTAATGCTGCTTTAAGTTCTTGGTTTTTAGCAAACGTTGTAAATTCTTCTACTACGTATGCTAAATCCTCTTGGGTTGCTTCGTAACAGTTTCTTAATTCTGCCTTTACTGCTACTTGTAGAATGTCATTCTCTACTTTTTGTAATTCGATCTTTAATGCTTCTAAAGAAATTGTAGTGTGGTACTTGTCGTAGTACTTTACTGTTGTTTCTAAGATCCACTTATGTGCATCTGAATCAAAATAATCTGGCTGTAGTAGTTCTCTTGTGTTAAGTAGAAACTTTTTGTCTGTTAGGAGTGCTCCTAATACTTTCAGCTGAAAGCCTTTCCCGTAGGAAGATAGTTTTGCTAGTGAGGTCATGTAACTTATTTTATTATAACTTATTTTTTATATGTTGAAAGCGGTCTGAATAATTCTAACCATCCTTCTACGTTTTTGTTTAGAGCTTCGATTTGATCAGCTTCTAACATGTTTAAAAAAGTAACAACCTGTAAACTTGGTGTTGGCTCTTTTACTTTCTCTAATATATGAAAAATTTCGTAATCTCCCAACCTTGGCTCGGATAAATTCATTAATTCATAGTTAGTTTTTACTTTTTCCCAATCATAAATGATACTAGCGAATATTTTTTTAGTTTGCAACTTTTGTTCACAAATTTCATAAATATCCCATAGTGAAAATTTTGGATTGTCTATCAGCCCTGGAAATTCTTTGAGAAGTGTTTTAGGTCCTAATCCTTTTACTCCTGAAAGGTTGTCTGAGTTATCGCCTAGTAATGCTTTCATTATTAAGTAATTCTCAGGAATTAATCCTATTTCTTCCTGTATATCTTTTTTTTGATATGTTTTTTTCTTGATAGGAGAATAAACTTCTATATTTTCGTCTACTATCTGTAAAAAATCCTTATCTGAAGAAGTAATTGTAACTTTTTTTCCATTAGCTGCAAATTTTTGTGCTAGGTATGAAATTGTATCATCTGCTTCTACTTTATCTATTGATATTAGTGTAACTGGTAGACATTGTAAATATCCAACCAATCTATGCATTTGCATAGTCATGGAAGCAAATTCATCATCTTTATCATCGAACAATTCCCAATTGGTAATCCTTTTTATGTTTCTAGTTGCTTTGTATTCTGGATTAATTGTTTTCCTGCTTGAGGAAGATGCTTGTCCATCGAATACGCAAATGATTCTAGTTGGATCAATTGTTCTCATTAAGAATCCTAAGGACCTTAAGAAGCCAACGAGACCACCTGTGTGGTGGCCTTGTGGATTCATAGATTGTAGCATTGCAAAACTCCTTATAAAGGTATTCATGCTATCGACAATCAAAATATGGTCGTTTAGTTTTCTGTCTGGCTTTTGTTCAATTTTATTTAGGATGTCTAAATAATTAATCATCTAGTGCTTCTAAGTTGTTTAAATCCTCTTCTACATCTGCCTCTACCATTACAGTGAAGTCTGTAGAGCCTAAGGTACTTGCCCAAGAGTTTTTGTGAGTGTCTTTGTAGGTATCAATTGCTTTCTTATCGTCAGCAATAAATCCATGACTGGTCATAATAATTGCTCCTCTTGATTGAATACCGTCAATATGGTTTTTCTCAATCTGAACTTTTGTTCTTTTAGCAAATTCGAACTCTTTACCTTTATTAACAGCTTTGATCTTACTTGTTCCTGAGTTTGTAATATTTCCGAAAGTAATGATAACTGTTGAGTCGTACCACATTGTTTTTCCTCCTTTATTCTCCAAACGAGGTTGTCCCATTGGATGTTCAGGTTTTGCAGTCCAAACTTTGTTGATTGCTACTAGTGTATTGGTGTACTTGCTTGCTTCTTTTCTTGATAACATAATTTTTTGGTTTACGTTATTTCCGAATTGAGTTGACATTGCACCAGCATTCCACTCATTGTTATTCTTATTTGATCTTACAGATAAGTCACATGGAACTGATCCAACAGAATCCCAGAAGAAACATAAGTCGTAAGGAAGATTTCCTTTCTTTTGCTCATCGATTAAGTCTAGGATATAAACAGCTACGTCTTCAATAGTATTTAAAGTACCTCTATCTGCGTATAAGAAAAATCCTTTGTAGTCAGTTATTTCTCCTGTATCTTCATCCACTACTTCCTCAACTTGCAATCCCATCATTTGTGCATGTGGCCAAGACCATTTCATCTCAGTAATAATGAATACTGGGAGTACTTGTCTTTTTTGTGCCTCTACTGCTGCCTCTAATAGTAGTGTAGTTTTTCCTGTGTCAGAATGACCTCTTAATAAAGTAATATGTCCCATAGGAATTCCTTTGAGTGATGTTACTTCTGTAAAGGCATCTGAAACTTTAATCCAATCTTGGCTCTTAAATTTTACCGAAGTATTTGAAAAGCCTTTGTTTTTCTTAAAGTTATCCAAACTAAAACCGCCTTTGATTATATCGCTAGCGGTTTGTGTAGTTGCTTTTTTACCTGCCATTATTAGTTGAATAAATCGTCAAATTTATTAACTGTGCTTTTGTTTCCAGCTGTTGCAGTTTCTAAAGTAAAGTCTGTTTTGTTGCTTCCCAATGATGCTGGCAATTCAGGTTCTGCTACAGGTGCAATAGATTCGGTTGGTACTGCAGGTGAAGTAGTTTCTTCTTCTCCTGGGTTCAAATACTTTTGCAGTGCCTTTTTGATAAATTCATAGTCGTACTGAGTTTGTACTTCTAATGCGTTTGGTTGATCTTTTAACCAAGCATTTACTTTACTGTCATCCTCTGACAATACTGTTTGCTTTGGTTTAATACGAACCGTAGTGCTTGGGAACTGACCTGGTCCTGCAGCTGGTGTAGTTTCTACAACCATATCCCATCCACTCATTACGTCTGTAAAATCTCCAATGTCTTCATCCTCTGCTAAAGCAAGTAATGCTTTATAGATGTTTACTCCGAATGACCAAAGACGAACTCCTTTTTCTTCTTCTCCTCTTACAATAACAGGAGCAAAAAATCTAGATTTTGGAGACAACTTTCCTGATAATGACCAATTATCTTTGTCAGAAGTTTTTCTTAATTCTTTTACGAATTCCTCTACAGGATCTTGTTTTCCGTAGTTTGATAGAGACATCATAGGAAATTTCCCGATGTTGTAGTGTAGTTTCAACTCTGTGAAAGGGTCTGCAGCATTAAATGCTGAAGGGACGATTCTAATTGTTGATTTTCCGTTTGCCGGTCTCCAGTAGATCTTTTCGAAGTCTACTTTTTCACGGTCTTGATTTCCGGTGCTGTTTAGAGCTGCTAGCTTGTTTTTGATAGCGTTTAAGTCCATAGTGTAACTGATTTTTAATTAAAACTTTATTTATATAACATACGAAAATAGTTGCATGTTTGCAACTATATCCTGCTTTTTTTATTTAGAACGAATCAACGTACTGCTTTAACTGTTCTAAAGCTTGCTGTAATTGATTTAGCTGTTTTTCCGGTGAATAGTTCATAGTGCTATAGTGGGATGCTGATGAAAATCCTTGCATGACTTTATTAAATCTTTCCCACTTATCTACATCTTCGCCTTTATCTCTACTACTTAGATTCATGTATAATAGTGGAGTTCCTTTTATTTCGTATCCCCAATCTGCATTTTGGTTTTCAAGTGATACAATTGCTAAGTTTACAAATTTAAGAAAGTTAGAAATATCTCCATTAAGAAGTTTTTTACCTTTTTCATTAGCAACTTCTGAAGCTTGTGCTAGTATTTGTTCTAATTTACTTAGATCAATGACAGGTACTGTATTTTCATTCAACATTTTTGAATTAGTAGTTAATTTGTTTTCTACTAAAAATTTTTTTAAATTAAAATTTTCCATTTGTTTTTTTGCTTATAATTCTATAATTCTACTTATTTACTAGTACTTTTATCTGCACTTTAAATGGAAAAGACTGATCGCCCTCATTCATAATAGTCAATCCTGCTAGTGACATATCTGTCTTATTTAAAGTATCTTTTATAATTGACATAGCTTTAGCATTTGCTTCTTTTTGAGAAGATGCCTGTATCTGTCCTGATATTTGGTATATTATTTCTATTTTACCAGTTTTAACCTCTGTACTTTTTATAACTTCTACAAATAAGTTTGTTATTTGAGATTTGGTACCGTTGGTAATGGTTTTTTGGATTAGGTTAGTGTATGATTGTATTCTTACATCTTCCCCACTTTGTGTAGCCTTTGCTGTAGGTCTATTTGTAGCAAATGCACTCATATCTACCTGTTGTGATGACATTTCTGTTTGTGCTACATTTTTAATGTCTTGCTTCTGAGCTTGAGTAAGATTTGGAGCTCCTAGTAAAGCAGTGAGCACTGTTGCTGTTACTAATCCTTTTTTAGCGTAGGATCTAACTTTATCCAGCACACCGCTAAATACTCCCTCTTCTAAACTACCTAGAATATCCTTTACTATTTTTTGATCATCAGGACTAAGTGCTTGCCCTTCGTTTATTAATTTAGAATTGTAGGTTAATTTATTTTCTACTAAGAATTTTTTTAAATCAAAGCTATCCATTTGTTTATAGTTCTATTATTCTAAATAATTTTGTGTTTACTCTTTTTAATTCTGCCCCTTTTGTTAATAGTATGCAGTTTTTGTAGTCATTCCATTCTACTCTGAAGTTTGTGTCTAGTACTCCTCCGTTCAAAGATTCAATTAGACGATTGAGTGAATTGATTGTGTATAAGGTGTTTGATTCTTTTTTTCTATGAACTAAAATAGTATTCTCTAAGAAATTTGAAACATTTCCAAATTCTACGTTATAAGTGCAGATATATTCGTCTTGGCTCTTTGAATAAAGAACAAAAATTTTATTGTATATGATTTTATATTTAGTTTGTATCGTACTTAGAATCTCATCTAGTTGTTGTTCTGAGGAGAAAGTACAAAATAGTTTGTTGCTCATGTCTGCGTAATTGTAATTGTATTCGATGTCATAATCGAACATGGTTGGCGCTACATCTATTTGTATCATTTATAAATATGTTTTTATTTTACAAAACTAAATTGTTACTGTATTTGAACTTGATAGGATACTTTCCTCCTTGGTTCATTATTTTTTCTAAAGATTCTAATGTTTGTTTTCCGTCTGACTTATCAAAATCAAATACTACGGCATCGTATGTATACAGTGCCAATTTGCTTTTTTTATCTTGAAGAAATTTAAGTACTTCCTTTAATATAGTGATATTTCTTGAGGTTTCCAAGCTCTGCATCATATAGTTCATTAATTTTTGTGGATGCATGTCTGGAAGTTCTTGTGTAAATCTTTTTCCTGAGATTGGATCTTCTACGTATCCCTCCTCTTTAAATTGTTTCCAAAGCATTGCAATGTACTTTTCTATCTTATCAAACACCTCAAGGAAAGCATACTCAGGTGGAATCTTTCCATAAATTGCATGGAAGTTAATTTGTTTTGCTTTTGCATATTCATCCTCAGCTATTTCATCCTTTCCAAAATACAATCTTGCCAATTGAACGTGAGCTGACTCATCTGTTAGTTGATATCCTATTTGTTCACATAAAAGACGAAGATGATATCCGTCAAAATCCATTTCAACAAATACATCGTTCTGAGGAATAATTGCTTTTCTAAATTCAGGGGCTTTAGGAATAGCTGCAAAATTTACAGAATTGAAAGCATTTGTAGGTCTTGAAGTTGTATTATATAAATTATACGAAGTATAAATAATATTATTATCAATATTGTAAACAGGATTATTTGGTTTAAATAATTCTATAAATGATTGGTATGTTATTCTTAATCCTGCTCTTTCAATCATGAAGAAAACTGAAGTGGCTGTTTTATTGTAAAAGTCAAATCCACTTGGTATTGCATATTGCAATATGCGATTTACACCTTTATAATTTTCCTCACATCTCTCAAATAGTTTTGATATTGGAATGATTGCATTTATTTCTCTGAACTCATAAAAACGATTGTAATACCAATTACAAGTTGAGTTTGATCTTGGAAGTTCTAACCTATTGTAATGAGTCATACAATAAAGTAAAGAAAGATCTGTTACACAAGGTAGTATAAAGTGATACATCAACTGTTTCTTGTCAAACGTATAAAGTGTTGTATATTGTTTTAGAATGTCATAGACACAATTTTTATCTAAATTTAATCCTTCGTCATGATTTACTGGAATTATGTATCCCTCATGGTGATCTAAAGGTCTGAGATAAACTGCTATGGTGGATGTGAGGAGTGGGTGATAGTTATCATTTGAAGAAATAACTTCTATATATCCCCCTTTGCTACCTAAATTTTTAAGTAATTGTATTTGTTCTTCCGTTTCTATAATATAGAACATATCTTATAACCTTTTTTTATAATATACGAAAAAAGACTTGCGTGTGCAAGCCTTGTTGTCTTTTATTTTCTCAAATCAAAATTTGCTTTTCGATCATTTTCTAGCTGTATATCCGGATCTAATTGTATAAATGTTTCAGTTGTTAGATCTTGTGGTTGTACTACTACTGGCTCTTCTACTAAGTATGCATAGTCTTTTACAAAGGTTGAAATTCCTGGCATAGTTTTTTCTAGTGCTTGAATTGTTTTTTTGTTTTTAGATTCTGCTCCTTCAAATGGATAGTTTCCAAACATCATATCTTTGGCTGGTCCTTTTATAATCCAGTCAACTTCTGCAAAAAATCTATTTGGTGTAGTTAATTTTGTCTGAGCGTATGTAGGTTTGTCTGTTTCTACTATCTTATTATTGTTTAGGTCTTGTACAAAATACCTTTTTGCTACTCCACTTTCTTTTTCTGATTTTGTTGGTTTCTTTCTAAAAAACCCTGCTATAGCTGCTCCTAGTATTCCTAACCCTAAAACATATATCTCATTATGATCTTTATTGTGATTCGAAACTTTTTCCAATTCTATACCCGTCTCTAATGGAGATTTTCCAGCAAAGTATTTTTTATCAAAAGTTTTTACATAAAATCCTTTATAGTCCTCTTTTTTTACTTTTGTAATAAATTCACCCTGTCCAGCTGATTTTGCTTTGCTATATTTTGATTTTGGATAGTATACTCCTTTTGGAGAAGGTGGTGGTGGTGTTTTTGCCATTTTATTGTTTTATTATATCTGGTATTCCCAATGCCATGCCTCTGATGCTATTCTTCTGAATCCGTATTGTGCTGCGTTAAAAGCTAGCCAAGCATACTCTCGCATTGAAGTGTTCATTTTTGTATGATTCCTATTTGCAAAGTCAACTGCTAATCCAAATCCATGATTGGATGTTCCCGGTATTGCTGCTGGTCCTTCTCCTGGTTTTGGTTTGCACCTTTGCATGCTATCTGCAGGATTAGTACAATTGTTTTTAAATGTTATTACTTGATCCGGTACTGTTCTGTAGGCAGAGTTTATTTTTAATGTAATCTTACTTCTCGTTGCTGCTGCAAGAAGATCGTTCAATGCACTTGCTGCTTTCGGGTACAATCTTATTCGTCCACCATCACTACTTAGATCTCCTTTATATTTAGCTTGATTTGCAATTGCTACTAGCTTGTTTGGTGGTAGTTGTCCATTTTTATAAGTTATTCCCTCTATCACCCTTGTTGACCCTCCTTTACTTATACTAAATCCTGTGGCTGTTGGGACTTGATTAGCTTGTGTGGCTAGAAATGCTGCTGAGTATGCTGGTGGAGCACCTGCTGCTGCAACTTCTGCATCGGTTGGTAGTTCCACTAAGTAAAATTGAGTAGTGACAGATGTTTCCCATTTGTTATCTACTCCTATAGTATGTTCAAGTCCTGTTATTATATATCCAAATCTATTTTGATATAGTCTTGGAAGAATTCCATCTGCAATTGTAAATGTTTCTGCTACCTTTAATCCACCTATTCCATCTAACTTAAATGAAAGTTCTACTGGGATTGGTTCTGGTAGTGGTAGTCTTTTTTGAATTCTCCCCTTTTTTAGTACATTAGTAACTGTCCATTCTGCATGCATAGTCTTTACAGCTTCCATGTCGTCTTTCTTATAACCTGATCCATTAAAGTCGTCAAAGGTATCTACTACGTTTTTTAACCATTCTTCAGTTCTCTCTGCTAGATCTGCGGCATCCTGTACTGCATTGTTTGTCTCGTTCGTGTCATCGTTTTTTGTTACTTTCAGTCTATCAATACTATTTGAATTCCATCGTAGTATATTCTCTACATTTGTGGTAGTATTCTTAGCACTTGCTTGTGCTGCTATTGATATTTGTGAAGCTATTTCATTTGACAGTTTACTACTAATACCTATGTCCGTAAATACACTTCCAATTCCTGCTAAAGTAAATACTGGATTGTCTGGGTTATTTGCTGGTGTATTATTTATATCAATTAGTGTATGGCTTCCTCCATCTAATTCGTCGTTATAAGATATTTGAATATCGTTTATTCCTCCAAGAGCCGTATTTATTCCTTCAAGTAGAGTTGTTAGTATGTCGTACATACTTTTATCTAAATGTCCATCTTTGTCTAAAGCAGCATTAAGAGTTGTTTTTATAAATGGTATTGATATGTAAATATTCAATATATCGTCAAGTGTACCTTTAATAGTCCCTCCACTAGTATGAACTGGCTCTATAAGTAAGGTTCTATCTCCAATTTTGGCTGGTTTTATTAATACACATACTGTTGGATCTATTGAAAAGTGCTCATCACTTGTTAGAAATTTATCTGAGTATTCGTAATCTATATTAAATCTTGTTAAAGTTCTACCTTTCAAATCCTTTAGCTTAGTTCTGTCTACTGGTGCTATGCATTTGTTAAATATATCTAGGAATGTTCTAAGGGATATCCAATGCATTGGTGTACTTGTATCCCAAAACCAACTATCATCTAACTCAACATCACTATAGTATCCTGTAAAATCCTCTAGATCAGCAACAACATCTCCTGCTTTTGCTTGTAAATCTGCTTTGTTAAAAGTGCTTGAAGAGGTGAGTGGTGCTATTTTACTTACCAAGTAATGGTACATACTCTTAAGCTGTTCCTTTCCTTCTTCTGACTTTGGATCGTCAAATAATGTTTTGTCCTTGACTCTTAGACGTGGATCAAATCTTAATTTTATTGATTCAATTATTTCTCCCATAGATATTATACTAACTGTACAAGAGTATCCTCCATCTGCAGTATAGCTCCATGAAAAGTTTTTAACATATCCTATCATACCTTCATAGTTATATGAACTTTTTTGTCTAAGATCTGCTATATCATTAAGTATCTGTTCCGTTGTTACTCCTGGTCTGTAGAAGCGGTTTCCTATTGTTTCTACTTCTGTACTAAGCTTTCCATCATTATCTATGTACATTGAATGTCCCCACTCTAGTAGCATTGTAAATCCTGGTCTTAGGTATACTTGCTCCATTAATTCAAAATCCTCTAATGTCCATACTGAGAATGCTACTTCTGCTTCTCGTAAGGTTCCGTAAGTATTTTTTGATTTAACGTTCATAGAGGTAATACCTGGCATAGGACGTATTCCTGTACTTTGTGCTCTATTTTGGTAAGCATAGTTGCTGATAACTCCAGTTACTGCATCAGTAGGCTTTATATCAATTCCTTCTCTTAAACCTCTATCAGGTCTAAGAAGTCCTCCCATAAGTACATTATATCCTGCTGTTATTGGACTTCCTATTATATTTATAGGATCTTCTCCAGCTGCTAATCTAGCAATATCGTCATTAGTCAAAGTATTAACAGAGGATTGCATTTTAATCCATCCTGTTTTGGAATTTAAGTATAGCAGATCATCTGGCGTTCTATTTGCCGTTTTTTCTATAACTGCTTTACGAGCTGCTATTTGCTGTGCAACTCCTTTTGAAACTGGTGGTCTTGCCATTACCTTGATTTATTTATATCTCTGTATAATTGTAAAATTCTATCTTTGTCTGCTGGTATTCTTAATTGTATTCCTGGCTCCACAATTAGTGATGCTCTTTCTGAATTATTTGCCATTGCGATAATCCACCATAAAGTGTGGTCACTATAAAACTGTTGTGCTAGATTATCATATCTATCACCTCCTGTAGAAATTACATAGTAGTCCTGATCAGATAATGGAATGTCTGGGTATATTGAATTGGTTATGTATTCTATCCCATCTGATGTTTTTAAACGTTTTGTATCTCTGTATCTATTTGCCATATTATTATGCTACTTCTCCTTTTTCGAAAAATTTAACTCCTTCACTTGCATTTGTAAAATAGTGATGAAATCCTGTTCGTGGTGCAAAGTCGTGAATTGGTTTAAATGAAATACTACAATCCATTACCATTGGTAAAACTTGTACATCCGTCTCAACTCCTTCTGGTTGTCCCATTGCTATCTCCCAAGGTGCTCCATCCACTAGATTGTATTTTACAGAAGTTATTACTCCTGGTATTTGATCAAGATACGACCCAACTGTCATTCTAGCAAGCGTTCCTCTCATTAGTCCTGCTTCTCCGTATGTTGGTGCTGTAACTGATGCTAGATATACCATTTTTCTATACAGTGGTCTCATTTCTGTTCTTGTTGCAGCTGCTATTGTAAAAGATAGTGAAATATCTCTGTCAAACCCACCATAAGTATAAAAATTTTCTGCTCTACCATTATACTTACGTGCTTGCCAATCTGCATTAAAAGTATCATCTAAGCTTTTTATATGTGCTCTAAAGTATAGAAATTTCGATTCTTCTGGTGTTATTATCTCGAAATAGAACTTTGCCATGTCTCTTGCATTGCCTGCTGCATCCTGTCTATCGCCCACATCAAGCATATTTACTTGATCAAGTTCTAGTGGTTGTGCTGGTGTCCAGTAAGGTACTTTAGCTTTTGATGTTAGTCCTTGATCTCCTAATCCTACTCTACGTTCTTTAACTACATCTCTACTTGGCTTGCTTGGGTCTACTTGCCTTTTTGCTTGCTCTTGTGAGTATGTATCACCCTCTCCATAGGTTCTACCTAATTGTGGATTGTGTTGTGATTTATGGTTCTTTTTAGCTACTTCGCTTGCAGCTGCAATAGACGAATACTCATGCCTTATCGAGTTTGTAGGAACAGTTCCTCCAGTTGGTAGTGTACTTCCTGTTAAAGCAGATCTTATATTACTCTTTGTATCTGCTCCAGTATATGTTTTTGTTGCTTTGTACTTCTGTTTGCCATCATTCCCTATATTACCTGAGTCTGGTACTACTTTGGAAAGTTCAATAGGAGTTCCTTCTACGTCAGATATAGTTGTTTGTTTTTCTAATACTATCTTTTCACGATACTTCCCAGCATCTGTAAATGTATTTACATCTTTAAATCCACTTCCTGAGGGTACTGTAGCAATCTGCTGTCCTGATGCGTTACTTGAAAGGCTTCCTTTTATTTTTTCAGTTGTTTCTCTTGTAAACTGTGTTGGTATAGGTGCTCCAGTTTGTGCATTGGTTATTGAAGTACTTGCTTCTTTTCCTGTATAGGTTTTTTCATAGGAATAAGATGCACTTGGTATATTGGTTGATGAGTCTGGATTAACATCTCCGGCTATAGAACCTGTATGTGGTATACTCTTTATTAAATTCTGCTTGGGATTAGCATTTGACAAATTTGGAGTTGCAGTTGTTTCTATTGATGGCTGCTGGAATGGTGTATTGAAGCCTGATAAGAATGTTAATTCTCCTCTTTTTTCAAAGTCTGTTAATACTCCATCCATTGTGTCCGCATTTCGTGCTTGGACTGGTCTAATTTCTGTTTTACCTAAAGGAACTACCTTTCCCTTTGATGATAAAGTGCTATTATAAAATTGTTTGCTTGCCCATTCTGGTTTTTGAACATTTGCTACTTCATTTAAGTTACTATCTACCTTCGCATTGTAATCAAATAAGCTCGGTGCTGGGTTAAATTTTCCTGTAATCTTGGAAGTTTCTCCAAAATTTTCGTAGTCGTTGTTTATTGTATTTGGTACTGTTTTTCCATTTAGAGCATATTGCGCTCCTTCAACTCCTCCTGCTCCAAAAAATGCAGCAAATCCACTATGAGTTTTTCCGTCTGATAAGTACGTATCTGTTCTAAATCCTTTTAGGAAGTGAGTACCTGTTCCATTTACAGGAACTTGTGCTAATGTGGAAGCTGCAATTTTAGCTGTACCTATTAAAGTATTTCCAATTTGCCCTAAAACTGCTCCAACTAAAGATTTTCCTCCCTTTTGTGCTTTTTTGATTCTCTGTCCTACTCCAATTTGCTGCAACTCAGCCTCATGAAGTAAGTACTTAATACCTGGTTTATCTACAAGCATTTGGGCAATACGTGAGACATCGTCAATGCGATGTGAAATCTCTGATCCTATTTGGCTTCCTGGTGCTTGTCCTATGTTTTTTGTAACATACGGCTTATCACTTCCAAGAGGCATGGTCCCATACTTCAGACTTTTGAGGTCTGTATGCAGTGTGATTAATCCGTTTGGCATATGTGTTTTTTATTAACCTGGTAAGTGGTCTTTGTAAGGTAGCAATTGTCCAGTTGGTGAAATTGTTGGTGGTACTCCATTTATATCTAATACAGAAGGAGCTGGTTGTGTTTGTGTTTGAGCTGGGTTTCCTGTGATAGAGTAAATGTTGTGTAGAGTTGATCCAGGTAATGCACTTGGTATTAATGCTGGTGTTGCTCCGTCTAATCCTAAATTAGATGTTGGTAGTAAATTTAATAATCCCATTTTATATTGTTTTTATGTTTATTATAAATAGCTTGTTTATGCCAATTTGTAACTTCCTAGAACTTGCGCTCTACCTACTTTGTTTGAATCCATGTATACATTTCCTCCTGCTTTAACTGCTAAAATTAAACTATCTAGTTTTTTCTCTACTGCTGCAAGTGATCCTTCATCTGATTTTCCTTTTGCTTCTCCTGCTGACTTACTCTCTCCTGCCCCAAATAGTGACGCTACCCCTCCTACTACTGCTCCTACACCTGCTATAGCTATTAAAGAAGGTATTGCTAGTGGTCCTGCAATTGCTATTGCTGCAAGTCCTGCTGCTATTCCAAATAGAGCTGGTCCTAGTAATAGCATTGGTCCTATATTTTCTATCGTCAACGCTCCCATAAGTGTTGCAAATCCAATTGCAGCTGATTGTATAAGTGCTCCAATTCCTTCAAAAGTTGATTTAATTGCTTTTCCGAAAGACTCAATAAGTGGCGATAGTAATGATAATGCGTATGTAAATGGAATTAATGCAACTCCAAATAGAGCTAATATTCCAATTCCTTCTAATGCCCCTGCTCCTGCTTTTCCTAATGCTTTTAGTCCTGACGCTAGTCCTTTTAGTCCTGCTCCTGCTGGTATTCCTATTGCTGCTATCGTAAGTAGAAATGGTATAGATGCTACGGCTACTACCATGGCAGGTCCTGCTAAAGCCAAGTTACCTATACCTTGTATTACACCTTTATTTCCCATTGATTTTAGTCCGGCTGCAAGATCTTGTAAACCTTTTCTAACTCCACCTTTTGCTGGTTTTGCCACTTCCTCTCCACCACCTGTTACTTTATTTGCTAAGTCTTCTGCTTTGTCAGTTTTTCCTGATAAGTTGGTAATCATTTTTCCTTGCGGAGAGTCTTTACTGTATAATTTACCTGATTTAGATTTAACCATATCTCCAGCTCCTCCACTCTTTGCTTGACTAAAAGCTTCTCCTAAACTACTTCCAAATTTTGATAATTTTTGACCAATGCCACCTGAAAGTAGTTCTTTTGTCGAAGCAAGTAGATCTCTTGTACCTTTTATGGCTGTACCGAAGAAAGATGCTACTGCCTTTCCTGCAAATGCTGCTGTAAGTAATAGCACTGCTGGATATAATATGTATACGTTGCTTAAGAGTTTTGCAACAAATCCTACTATTCCTCCTACAATTTGAAGCAGTGGTGCAATTGCATCAACAATTAACTCTATAACATCTAGTATAGGAGCAAATGCTTGAAAGATTTTATCCATTACCTTTGCCATTTTTTCTTGAACAGCCATTCTTCTCATATCTGAAGCCTCTACTCCTGCAGCTTTTGCGGCTTCCTCCTCACTCATTTTTAAGTCAAGAGCTTTATTATATGCTACTTTTGCCATCTGATCCTTTGTCAGACCTAGTGCTTTAGCATATGCTTCTTGCTGAATTCTGTTCATCTTTCCATATTCTGCAACGTCAGATGAATTTTTAAATATTTCATTACCTACTCCTGCTATATCATTGCTTAATGCAAGTTCTCTAGCTTTCTCTAAATTAAGATCCTTACCTGTTAGTAGTTCTGCTTCTAGCTCGTTTGAAATTGATGATTGAAAATCTACTAGTGAGTCTGAAATACTCTCCATATCTTTTAGCGTCAACCCAAGCCTTGTAGCAGAAGCTGCTGCTTTGGCTAAAGCTTCCCCACTGTTGCCTAGTGAGATTTTCATACTATCTGATGCGCCTGCTGCTTCTCTAAGTGCTACTCCTTGGCTAACTGCTGATCTGTTTGATTTATTAAAATTACTAACTACAGAGACCATACTAGTAGACATATCTTTAATGTCTTTACCTCCAGTTTGTGCCATCAATGCTAGTCCTCCAGCTTCTTCAGCTGAAAGTCCCATTGTATTTTTTAACTCTGCAGCACCTGCCATTACCTTGGGACTAAATACATTTTGGGCATTTAATCCCATTTGTTTTGTTAGTTCTCCTGCTACTTTAAGAACATCCACTGTGTCTGCTAAGGCAAAGTTGGCTCCTGCCATTGCATCACCATTTTGACCTGAAAGTCTTGAAAGTTCGACACTTTCTTTATTTACATCTAGGAATGCATTGTAAATTTTACCCATTAAGTAAAGAGGATCTAACATTCCCTTTCCTATGGCTTTTCCTGTTAGCATTGCTCCCTTCGCTGCAAACATAAATCTTTGGCCAAACCCTAATGCCTTATCACTATTTAATTTAATAGCTTCTCGCATTTCATATCGAAGCTTATTGTTTATATCTTCTAGTTGATCTGAGATATGTCCCATTGACATTTTAGAAGCTATTGTGGATGCTGCTGATAGAGCTACTCCTGTTAGTCCAAAAGTCTTAGTTACTTCCTTTTCTAACTTATACCTTTTTTCCACTTCTCTAACAATCTCTTGATATGGTTTGAGCGAGTCTGTGTAGGCTTTTAGTATATCTAATTCATTTTCTAAAATCTGATGTCGCTTCCTTTCAGCTTTATCTAAGTTTTCGAGCCCTTTTGCTTCCAAACTGTTAAATTCTGCTTCTTTTTGAACTATCTTATTTAGTATGCCAGCCCTATTTCTTGTCTGTGCTATTGTTTCTACTTGATCTGCTAACTGTTCTTGACGAAGCTTTGCTTCTTTTGCCATTTTTTGTAACTGCCTTTCGCCTAGTGCATCTAGCTTTTGATCTTCATAAACTAATTGTTGTCCTAAACTAACAATACTCGACATAGCTTTTGTAGCTCTTTTAATAGCTCCTTCTTGCTTTTTTAATGCATCAACTATACCTTGTGCTAAATCTAAACTTTCAGTTAAACTTGTATTAAACCGTTTTGTTGCAGTATTTAAGCCGTCAACATAGCCCTCCATAGCGTTCAACTCCTGGGTTATCTTAGTAGTGTTACCACCAGCCTTATTTAGAAGGTCGGCAAATATATCTGCGTTCTTATTAACTTTTTGTAATAGTTTTTCGAGCCTTTGGAACTCTGCAAGCTGCTGTGGGGTAAGGTTGGGGTTACTTAATGGTACTGCCATTGTATTTAATAGTTTATTATAAATAGGCAAAGCTTCTATTATCTAGAAGCTTTTGTGCTATAATCAGGTGCTTTAATGTGTCCATTTTGCAATAGATTGCCTTGTCCTGATTGTTGTTGTTGTGCTTTATTTTGTTTTTCGAAATGCTCTATTAGACTTCGATGAGTAAATCTTCTTAGCCATATAGGAAATTCATATATTGTTTCAAACGAATATCCTCCATTACCATGAAATACTATATCGTGAAGTTGAGCAAAAAGTGCTGCTCTATACTCCGGCGTCAGGCCAAAGAAATGTAACCCCAATAGGAATATCAACCCCTCCTTCTGGTCCGTCTTCTGGGAAGAATCTTAAATCTACATCTGGTTGGATTGTTTTTATGTATTCTCTTAAAGCTCTTGAATCTCTTGCAAGTAGAAAATTATCAACAAAATCTCTAATTACTTTAGTCTCTGGATTCCCTTCTACTGAAGTTATCATTCGTTTTAATCTTGTAGATAGTTCTGCTGAGGAGTCTTTGTGTAGTTTTTTTAGTCCTTTTACTTCTTGGTTAATCGATGTTTCGTCTCCATGAGTAAGTAGTTTAAAAGTAATATCTGTTCCTGTAGATGGTGTAGTAAATGTAAATTCATTTTTTCCTTTTTCTAATAAGGAATAATCAATATCTTTATTTTTTATTTCTGAGAGATCTACTGTCTCTTTTTCTCCTTTATAGTCAAATTCGTAATCTTTTCCATATCCTAATACTCGAGAAGCAATTAAGATTGCATTCTTATCTCCTACTAAAAGATCTGCATAATTAATTGGAGTCACAATAAGAGATTGAAGTAGCTTATCAATAACGGTTCCTTGTTGGATATAATTTTGATTGGTTAGGATATCCTCCTCACGAGCTGTCATATATTTCATCTCGATCTTTCCTTCTGCTAGTGCAGAATCTTTTGGATATAATAATCCTTTTGATGGTAATTCTACCATTTCGGTAGGAAATTTTTGCTTTTGTTCCATAAATTTTATTTGTTAGTAACTTTTTCTATATATAAATATA